AGGCAAACAGGAAAATAGTCACAGACATGCTGCTATTTTACTTTGAATTTAATGCAGATGAAACAAAGTTTGATTGTTTCAAGTTTATTGAGTTCATTATGAACCAAGCGCATTCTAGGTTCAAGCCATTCGCTATGGTTTCTATAAAACCTCAGAAAGATGTTGGTGACAGAGAGATCTACATACAGGACTTCTTCGCTAAGATGTGCCATTATCCCATGCAGATAGTTTTCAGATACTTTTGTGATCTGTTGCCAGAGGAATTAGTGACTAAAAGTGAATTTGAGAAAGTGCAGATGATGTCGCAGATGAAGTTCGACAATTACTCATACTACGTCAATGCCGATATGAAGAAATGGTCTCCTCAGGATATAAGAGATAAGTTCGGAATAGCTTGCAGGCTCCTGTTAGAGAAAGGTCTTATAGACAATTACATATACAAGCTTACTATGACTGGTTTTAATCTCACAAGGGACTTAACTTTGCTAGTAGATAGCAGATGCAATGATGAAAATGCACTTTTCTTCAAATTTCCTCATCTTAGCAAGACCCGGTTCGAACCGAATGAAGCTGGAATAAAGATAGACAGCAAAAGAAGAAAAGATACGAAAGGCATGTACTCGATTCTAAAAATAACCCATGGATGGCCTCAAGGGATATATCACTTTGCTTCCACGTTTGTCCACGGAATGACTTGTGTCGTAGAAGAAAGCTGTTACAGAAGCTTGGTAGGACCAGATGCCAGTGTAATGCTTACTTATCATAGCGATGATAAAAATGAAGCTATAAGTTCTCAAGAAAATTTTTACAAACACATGGACGAAATGTTATACATTGTTGAAACAGTTCCTTTAAGCTTTGGATTGTCTAGCTCAGACACAAAAACTTCTGTAACAGTCAATGGTAGCAAATTATCTTACAGGCTTAACGGAGGCAAGAAAAAAAGAGTTTCTGAAATGGTAAGCAAATATAACATTGAAGGCTCTATTGTGGAGAGTTA